GTAGAAGACGATGTTGATGAAGCTGTACTTGTTCCAATTTCATTAAGAGAAGCCGAGCGTTTAATCTGTAGAGGAGCAAGACGATGTACAGTTATTAATAGATAAGAGTAAGCCTTTTGGGAGCTAAAGAGGTTTCATTTTGTGTGGCTTCTTTTAAGAATGAGTATGTAAATATGAATATCCTCCAGAGTAATTGACTGGAGGATATTTTTGTAGATTTCTAGATGTATTAACTACCAATAATGAGACATGTATGAGATATACAATCAAACAAAATTATTTTCCATTTTTATTCTTATTTTGAAATAGATACACAATCAAAATTCCACCAACAAATAAGATTGAAAATCCTACAACTATATATAATCTGTTTTTGGGTATTCCTAATATAATTGTAAGATAACTAAAAGAAAAAGCCCATAATGCTACAACTATGATTTCTAACATCTTCTTTTTTATTAAAAGTTAAGCACCCAAAATCCCCTTGAAAAAGTTGTATTCGGAATATTGTAACAAAATAAAAAAAGACCCTACAAGAAGGCCTTTCATCAGCTAATATTAAGCTTTTTGAACATTAGTAGCTTGTAGGCCACGTTGTCCTTTTTCTACTTCAAACGTTACACTTTGTCCTTCGTCTAAAGATTTGAAACCGTCGATTTGGATAGCTGAGAAATGTACGAATACGTCTTCTCCACCTTCACGCTCGATGAATCCAAAACCTTTGTCTGCATTAAACCATTTTACTTTACCTTGTTCCATAATTGTTGCCTCCTAGTGTGGATACCCACACATATGTTACTACCCTTGCTCAAATACCTTAGACGAAAAACAAAATTTATTCTTAATCTCAAGCCAAACAAAAATAGGTCTTTCTTAAATTAACACACTTTCTAAAAAATAGCAAATTTCAAAAATAAGTCCTTATGGTAATTAGCTACTAATAGTTGTTGCTGGAGAAAAAGTCACTATGATAGTCATCACAGCAAGAAATTGCCAAAGGATCTCAACAATATCATTGGTTTGATTTTTTTCAAACATTCAACAACTGATAAAATTCGCTATTTTCGAGTTGAATTTTACTTTTGATAACGATAATTATGTAAATAAGCTGTCCATATGGGCAGCTTATTTTATTTTTCCGCATAGCGTAGGTTATTTTGCAAAATGCTGGTGGTATCCCTATACAGTTACTCATAATTTTCGTACTATGTAACTCAAAAGAGAAAATTAAATGAAATCAATGATACCAAGGGATTCAGCGAAGGGGTCAGTTACACACAATATAAGATATGGGTAATTGATGTGTTAATATTATAATATAAATATATATAATAGAATAGGAGTGTGTTAAATGGGAATGTTATCGAGTTTACCAAACGTTACATGGACCGTATTAACGACTATTGTGACATTCGTAATACTTCACATTATCATTGAGCCGTATAAAGCAAGAAAAAGAAGAAGATCAGAGAAACTCAAAAATTTATATGCGCCGTTGTATACAATGACTGTTGCAAAGATAAGAGATTATGCATTATATACCAAAGAGTTTCCAAACGGAAAAATGGTATTTTCAATAAAGACAAAACCTCATTATCTTGCCGATGAATACATAATAGAATTTTTATTAAACAATTCAGGGTATGCGAGTAAGAAGCTTTTATTTGAGATATATGGGTATGTAGAGGCGTTATCTAAAATGGAATTGCAGGGCAGTAGTGGTTTTGTATATGTAGATAGTTTGGTGAAGATAATTGTTAAAGAATATAATCAATTAAAAAAAGAGATGGGCGATGAATTCGACCAGGATGAATTGAAAACAGGTATTCCGAAGGGGATAAAAGAAATGCTAGAAAAAGAATAGATGGCAGAATCGTGACCGTTTTGTGACCGCAAATGTGCCGTTTTTTTGGGGATTATCGTGTTATATTTATATTGTGAGAAGTGGCGGGGGACATAACTCACAAAGCTTCCTTTATTAAGGAGAAATTTTGCTCTTCATACAGCTACTTGAACACTGATGATATTAGGTGATTGGAAAAAGGGATCTGATATTTTGTGATGAATTATCAGACCTCTTTTTTCAATTAAGAAATTAATCTATAATTTGAAGTTCATCCAATATATGCTTGTCACTGATAAACCCGTCTCTTCTAGAGAGTAGCAAAAGAATTTTTAAAAAATAAGGGAAATTTTTACGATCTTCACTTGTCACTATAATCTCTTCTTGCGGAATGTAATCACTTTTCTGCATTGTCAAAAGTTCATCTGAACTCCACTCGGGTAAATTTTTATCTATTGTACATTTAATTTTTGGTGTTTCATCCCAAATGTATTCAATATTAAAATAGTCAAAAGTATTGTTACTTATGTTATTTTTTCGCATTCCAAGTTCAAATGAAATACTTAAAGTGCCAATAAAAGATTCTAAAATTGATACTAACGCTGATACTAAGTCATAATAAGCTTCTATATCTTCTATTTCAGGTATTTTATAGTCATGTTCCATTTTATTTCTCATCGTGTTAAATCTCGCTAATGAAAATGAATTAAATATTCCAGCGGATTTAAAAAAATTCAGTTTTATTTTCAAACTTAAATTATTCTTTTTTACAGTATTTAGATTTAAGATATAAAAACAAGTATCTAATTGGCAATCTATTGCTCTTTTTAAATGAGATACACAATTTATTAGATGTATATGGTCGAGGCTTGTTGATTTGTTTTGAATCTGTAGAAGTTCATGTTCTGCAAATCGTAAATAATCACGTGCATATAAATCAAACTCTGGAAACTTCAAACTTGTTCCAGAGAATGTATCTACAAACATTTCAGATAAATTTTCACTTAAAAATTGTTGCAAATATAGCGATTTTGTTTGTGTCATGAAATTTCTCCTAAGAACATAGTATTATATAATTCTAACAATTATACGCTATAAATATACCATTTTTACAAATAATATCCTATATGAAATGAAAACAAAAACCTGAGGATAAGTATGTTACTTAAATAAAAAAAATCATTTTTACGTGTTTGTACTATCAATAAAGATTTTCACATGATATATGCAAACTATCTGACATTTGCCCTGCCTTGTAACAGGGCTTTTTATTAATGTAAAAAAGAATAATGTTACTTGCTTTAGGAGAAATATGGATGGAGACATTAAGGGGAATAATTTATATACCAAATTTGGAAAAGTATATTAATGGCTTAATAAGTGGAGTAGAAGCACTGGAACTAGATGTATGAATAGGAGAACATGGTGATGGAATATTGGATAAATGATTACAAAACCAAACAACAGAAGCGTAAGTTCTATGACAGTGGTGAGTGGAAGAGTACACGCGAACAAGTAAAGAAGCGAGACAACTATGAATGTCAAGAGTGTAAACGTAATGGTCATGTTCGCGTGGACACCAATGAGTACAGTGAGAGTGCCAAGCGTAAGAAAATACAACTCGTTGTTCATCATATAAAAGAACTAGAACATCATCCAGAGCTTGCATTAGACATAGATAACCTTGAAACAGTCTGTGTGAATTGTCATAACAAAGAACACGGAAGAGTTTACGAAAAGAAACAAAATAAATGGGAACACGATGAAAAGTGGTAAAAATGATCCAGTAATAATCCCCCCCTTAAAAAATTTCATCAAAAATTGCTCAAAGGGGCACCGGAGGAGGGGGTTAACTGTCAGGTTTTTTTCGATTTTACGCACGTAAGGGGGGTGGGTAGATGGCTGTTAGTATTGTGAGGTTAAAAGAACAGCTCATGCATAGTATTGATATCACAGATTTAGTCGAAGTTGAAAAAGTAGAAAGATACATTGATCTAGTCAAAGCATTTAGAAAAATAAATAAAACCATTAATAAAGAAGGCGAATCTGTAACAGTAAAAAATGGTTCTCAAGTTTTTGTTAAAGCCCACCCTCTTATAAGTGAGAGGAATAAAATTAATAGTTCTTTAATTGCATTAGGGAGAGATATGAGATTTGTTGTTAAGAATACTATCCCTGATACAGGTTATAGCAAAAGTGATCTTACATGATTAAGCAAAAGTATGTGGAAGAATATAATGAACTTTATCGAAGTGGGAAAGTAAAATTCAATAAAGAAAGAGAACTGTTAATTAAATATCTAGAAAAATATGTTTTAAATAGAGACGATTTGTATTTTGATGATGAAATGATTGAGGATTGTATCAACTTCGGTGAGAAGTGGTATTTTCCGTTGCAGCCATTTCAAAAATTCTTAATAGCATTCGTCTTTTTATTTTATAAGAAAAACGGGCGTGTATTTTATAGGAAATTCCTGTGGATGTTAGGACGAGGTGGCGGTAAAAATGGTTTAATGTCTGTTGTAATCCACTTTTTAATAAGTGAATTACATGGTATTCCTGAGTATAACATTTCTGTTGTTGCGAATAGTGAAGAGCAAGCAAAAACAAGTCCAGACGAAGTAAAGAAAACTGTTCGTAGGAATGAAGTATTAAAAAAAGCTTTTAAAGCAACCGAATCACAGACCACCTCAAAGGCTACTGGAAGTGTATTAAAGTTTAGGACTTCAAACGGAGACACAAAAGACGGACTTCGTGATGGAGCTGTTCTGTTTGATGAAATTCACCAATACGAAAGTAATAAAGATGTTCGAGTCCACATTAGTGGTTTAGGGAAAAAGAAAAACCCACGTGAATTTTACATTGGTACAGACGGGTATGTACGAGACGGATTTCTAGATAAGCAAAAAGAAAAAGCAATGAAAGTTTTAAATGGTGAAGCCCGTCCAAATGCTATCTTTCCGTTCATTTGTAAATTAAATGATGAAAAAGAAGTCGATGATATCGATAATTGGGAAATGGCGAATCCGATGTTATCTCATCCTTTAAGTGAGTATGCTGAGGGATTACTTGAAACGATAAAAGAAGAATACGAGGATTTAGAGGATGATCCAAGCAACCGAGAAGAATTCATGACAAAACGAATGAACTTGCCGGTTACAAATTTGGAGCGATCTGTTGCGAAATGGTCAGAAATTCTTGCTACAAATCGTCCATTTCCTGATTTATATGCTCAAGAATGCATAGGGGCATTAGACTTTGCAAGTATTCGAGACTTTGCAGCATGTGGTCTTTTATTTAGACAAAATGGTGAATACATTTTTAAAACTCATTCCTTTGTTCGAAAAGAATTTGTTGATATCTATTACGGTTATTCTAAAAAAGCGGGTGAATTTAAAAAGCAGAAATTTGCTCCTATAAAAGATTGGGAAGAGCAAGGTTTACTAACAGTTGTGGATGAACCAACTATTAATCCTCAACACATTGTTGATTGGTTTGTAGAAATGAGAGAACAATATGGGGTTAAAAAGATTATAGCTGATAACTTCAGAATGGAAGCAATAAGGCCATTATTAGTAGCAGAGGGGTTTGAAATAGAAGTTATACGAAACCCAAAAGCAATTCATAGTTTATTAGCTCCACGTATTGAAATGGCATTTGCAAATAAACAAATTGTTTTTGATGATAATCCGCTAATGCGTTGGTATACGCAAAATGTGTTGGTTGTTATCAAAGGTAATGGAAATAAAATATATGAAAAGAAAGAACCTGTACGTAGAAAAACAGATGGGTTTCAGTGTTTTGTTCATGCTCTTTATCGTGCGGATGAGATACAAGAAGCAACTGATTTTGTTATAGGTAACATTAAATTCTAATAAAGGGGGGTGATAACCATTGGATGGTTAGGTTCAGTATTTAAAAGAAATAAAGAACTAGAATGTATGCTAGATCTGGATTTGATTGCTGATACAGCAAATAGGCTTCACATGAAACGATTAGCACTTGATACATGCGTATCTTTTCTAGGAAGAACGATTAGTCAATCTGAATTCAGGGTAAGAAACGGTAAAACATTTGAGAAGAATGAGCTTTATTATCGACTAAACGTTAGACCGAATAAGAATATGACCGCAAGTACCTTCTGGGAAAGATTTATTCGTAAACTTATTTATGATAATGAATGCTTAGTCATACAAGCTGATGATGGTGATCTACTTATTGCCGATGGATTTCAGCATAACGAATATGCTGTATATGAAGATACTTTCACAGATGTAACAGTAAAAGATTACACGTTTAAGAGAAGTTTTAAACAAAGCGAAGTAATTCACTTAAAGTATCGAAATGATAAATTATCTCCACTTATCGATGGATTATTTGCGGATTACGGAGATTTATTTGGTAGGATATTAAACTCACAGAAGCGTAAAAATCAAGTTCGTGGCACGGTTGATATGGATATGATTGGTGCTAAAACAGAAGAACAAATAGCGAAGTTACAAGAGTTTATAGACAACATGTATAAGTCGATTGGCTCAAAAGATATAGCTATTGTCCCACAACAAAAGGGTATTAATTATAACGAGATATACAACGGTGTTGCGAATGGCCCAAGTGTGGAAGAAATTAATAAAGTAACAAATGGTTTCTTAAATCAAGTAGCTATGGCATTTGGTATTCCAACAGCTCTGATATATGGGGAAATGGCTGATGTAGAAAAGCAAACGAAAAATTATATGCTTTTTACAGTACGCCCATTATTAAAAAAGCTATCTGATGAAGCGAACGTTAAATTCTTTGAAATGAGTGAATATCTTTCGGGACGAAGAATTGAGGTTAAGGCTGTTTCCTATCAAAGTATATTTGATCTTGCGACAAGTATTGATAAACTCATTTCTTCAAGCGCATTTACAGGAAATGAAATTCGATCAGAAGTAGATTATGAAGATTCTGATGATCCAAACCTAAATATCCACCATATTACGAAGAACTATACAAAATTAAATGAATCTGAAGGAGGGGAGAAAGAAAATGACGGTGAAAATTGACGTGAAAGGACCAATTATTTCTAATGATGAAGCTTGGATTTATGATTGGTTTGAAATGGATGCTACAAGCCCAAGTAAGATTTCAAAAGAACTTGAAAATGCAAATGGCGAGGAATTAGTTGTATCAATAAATAGTCCTGGTGGTTATGTAAATGAAGGTTCAGAGATTTACACGGCATTAAAAAATTATCCTGGTCATGTAGAAGTTCAAATTGTTGGTTTAGCAGCAAGTGCAGCATCATTTATTGCAATGGCTGCCAATAAAGTCCGCATTTCTCCAACAGCACAAATCATGATTCACAATGCTTCTATGTGGAATGGTGGTGATCATCGTGACATGGAAAAGGCGGCTGAGATGTTAAAAATAACAGATCGAGCAATTGTAAACGCCTATGTCATTAAAAGTGGTAAATCAGAAGAAGAACTACTTAATATGATGGCTGAAGAGACTTGGATGGGTCCACAACAAGCATTAGAAAATAATTTTGTAGATGAAATCATGTTCATGGAGAATCCAGTTAAAATGACAGCTTCAAGTGCCACTTCTACTATGATCCCGCAGAAAGTAATTGATGGTTTTAGAAATGGAACAATGGGAAAAGGTCAAGGAATTACAAAAGAAGATTTAAATACAGCATTATCAGGGTTAAAAGGTGAAATCCTGAATGATTTACAAACGAATACAAATCCAAAAGAGCTTATTCCAGAACCTGTTAATACAAAGCAGAATCTGAGTAAGCTCTTTTTAACTATAGGAGGAAAATAAAATATGGTTATTAAATTCAATAACTTTGAAGAGAAGAAATTAGCTTTTGCGAAAGCAACACAGGAAGGTACAACAGAAGAACAATCGGCAGCATTAAATTCTATGATTGAAGCACTTGCTACAGATGTTCGTTCAGATATCTTAAATCAAGTGAATGAATCAATGGTAGATCGTTCTATTATGCAATCTCGCGGCGCTAATGTATTAACAAGCGAGGAAATGAAGTTCTTTAATGCAGTTGTGGAAGAAGGTGGCTTTAAGTCTACTGAAACTTTACCTAAAACAACTCAAGAACGAATCTTTGATGATTTAGTTGAAGATCATCCTTTCTTACAACATATTGGTTTAGAAAATTTAGGGGCTGTAACAGAATTCATTTACGGCGATCCAGAGGGTGCAGCAGTATGGGGACCGTTATTTGATGGTATTAAAGGGCAACTAAATGCTACATTCCGTAAAGATAGCATTTCACAACTTAAATTAACAGCGTTTATTCCATTAGCAAACGACATGTTGAAACTTGGACCGGTATGGGTAGAACGTTATGTTCGTACAATGATTACAGAAGCAATGAAAGTGGGTTTAGAACGTGGATTTGTAGCTGGTACAGGTAAAAATGAACCTATCGGGTTATTAAAAGATCCAAGTGGAAGTGTTGTGAATGGAGTATATCCAGATAAGAAGCCAGTAGGCACTTTAACGTTCGAACCAGGTCGTAAAACAATTAATGAATTAAAAGGTGTTGTTAAACTACTAGCTAAAAAATTAAATGCTGATGGTTCGGATGCAGATCGACCAAAAAATATTGCTGGTAAAGTAGTTATGGTAACTAATCCGTTTGATACTTTTGATATTCAAGCGAACGCAACAATTCAAAATGCGGCTGGAGTATATGTAACAAGCTTGCCATTTAATCCGATCCTTACAGAATCGGTGTTTGTACCTCAAGGGAAAGTATTATTCTTTGTTAAGGGTCAATATGTTGCAGCGATGGGTGGAACAAAGCCAATCAAAAAATATGAAGAAACACTAGCTTTAGAAGATGCGACAGTTTATATTGCTAAACAATATGCTACAGGTAAACCAAAGGATAAATACACTTCACAAGTTTACACATTGAAACTTGAAGAAGTAACGCCACCAACACAAGGATGATGTGAATGGATACAGTAATTTCAAATGAAATATTACAGCAATTCAAAGATAGGATGCGATTGGGTGATGACGAAGACGATAACCTAAGACGTATCCTTTTTGCATCCAATGAGGCTCTAATAAAAGTGTGTGGATCGTATGACATAACCAAAGATGAGACGTTCAAAGAATTAGTTTTTGAGCGTTCTCGTTATGTTTACAATGATGCACTTGAGTATTTTACTAAGAATTTTTTAACTGAAATTAATAGTTTTGGCATTGCAAAAGCTTTAGAAGAAATAAAATTGGACGGTGATTAATATGCGTCCTTTTCAGTACAAAAAACCACTGAATTCCGGTGATTTTAGAAATCGAATTAGCATTGAACAACCTGTAGTAATAAAAGATGAATTAAACCAAGTAATCGAAACAGATTGGCAAGAAGTAAAAAAAGCATGGTCAATGATAAAAACGGTGAAAGGATCTGAGTATATTGAAGCTTCAGCTTCACAGGCTACACGGGTTTATCGCTTTGTAATGCCTTATACATCAGGAATTACAGAATTAATGCGAATTAAAATGAAGGATCGTATATTTGATATTATCGAACCGCCAATGAATGATGATGAAATGTATCAAACATTAACCATTATCGCAAAGGAGCATACTTAATATGAATGATTTTGCGAGTGAACTTGCTAGAGAATTACAAAGATATGCGAATGTTGTGGAAGAAAACTTAGAAAATGAAATTGATGAAGTGGGAGATATTGCTGTCGGTAAGTTAAAGCAAGGTAGCCCCAAAAAAACAGGTGCTTATCGTAAAGGGTGGCGTAAGAAAAAAGAAGGTAATGGTGTTGTCCTCCATAATACGCAAGGACAACTAACGCATCTTTTAGAAAAGGGACATGCGAAAGTCGGTGGTGGTCGAGTTCCAGCACAAGTTCATATTCGTCCAGTTGAAGAATATGTAATTGATGAATTGCCAAAACGTATCGAAAGGGCGGTTCAACAATGACATTAGGAGAACTAACAAAAATTCTTGAAGCTACAGGTTATCCTGTGGCTTATTCGCATTTCACAGCACCGCCAACTAATCTAGTTCCAGCACCGCCTTATATTTGTTTTCTTGTTGATGGGTCAGCAAATCTTATGGCTGATAACAAAGTCTATCACAAGATAAATGATTTAAATATAGAGCTTTATACAACTAAAAAAGATTTAGTTGCAGAAGCCAAGCTTGAACAAGTCCTAGACGATCATGAAATTCCTTATGATTCGTATGGGACTTTTATTGAATCTGAAAAGTTGTATCAAAAAAATTATGAAACGAGGTTGATGTAAATGAATGAAAACAAAGTAGCCTTTGGTTTGAAAAATGTCCATTATGCACTCTTTGATATTAAAGATGGTGTCGTTACATTTAGTACACCAATTCCATTGCCAGGCGCGGTTGAATTAACATTTGATCCACGGGGAGATTTAATTGAATTCTACGCGGATGACATGCTTTACTATGCAGCGAGTAACAACCAAGGGTATGACGGAACGTTATCTATTGCGACTATTCCGGAACAATTTGCTGTTGATGCATTAGGAGAGGAATTAGACGAAGAAGACGGTGTGTTAAACGAATTAGCTGATGCGAAAGGGAAATCATTTGCGTTATTGTTTGAATTTGATGGCGATGTACGAGCAACACGCCACGTTATGTTTAACTGTTCAGCTAGTCGTCCAACACTTGCATCTAAAACGAAAACAAATTCAGCAGAGCCTAACACAAATGAACTTAAATTTGTATCAAGTCCTATTGATATTAACGGAAAACGTATGGTTAAAACGAAAACTACAACTAAATCAAAACAAGCGATTTATGATAATTGGTACAAAAAAGTATATACAAAAGTACCTGCATTACCAAAAGGAGCGTAAGTAGATGGAAAAGACAATTATAATAGACGGAAAACGAGTCAGATTAAAAAGTACAGCGGCAACAGTTAAACGATATAAAGCACAATTTAGACGTAATTTATTTGCAGATATGATGGGGTTAGGAGCAATTAGTACTTTAACTTCACCAGATGGATCACAACAACCTATCGATACATCTAATCTTGATTTAAGTAAAATGGACTTTGAGCTTGTTTATGATTTGACCTGGTTATTTGCTAAAACGGCTGATTCAAATATTCCTGATCCTATGACGTGGCTGGATGAGTTTGAAGAATTCCCCATTGAAGAAATCATGCCAGAAATAATGGAACTAGTTCAAGTTACTATGGGAGCAAAAAAAAAATAACAGGAAATGATGAAAAGCAAGGGACATTCAGTGCTGAAGAATTAACCACTGATTTGTTCCTTGCTCTTTGTTATAAAGCGAAATTAACGCATTGGGATTTAGAAACCATGACAATCGGTGATTGTTTTGATTACATCGCTGAGTTTGCTGAAATGGAGAACCCAGACAAAGAAAAAGTTAGAAAAGCAAATCAAAAAGACTTTGATTCATTCTAAGAAATGAGGTGAGAAAATGGCCCGAAGAATTAAAGGGATTACGATAGAAATCGGTGGGAATACTCAACCGTTACAAAATGCTTTAAAAGATGTAAATAAACAAAGTGACGCTTTGACTAAAGAATTAAAAGATGTTGAGCGCCTATTAAAATTTGATCCAGGTAACGTGGAAGCTTTGGCTCAAAAACAAAAGTTACTTACACAACAAATTGAAAATACAACACAAAAGCTAGATAAATTGAAGGCAGCGGAACAACAAGTACAAGCTCAATTTCAAAAAGGTAAAATTTCTGAAGAACATTATCGTGCATTCAGACGTGAAATTGAATTTACAGAAGGGTCACTTAATGGTCTTAAAAATAAACTAGGAAACATGAAAGCCGAGCAAGAGAATGTAGCGAGTTCCACAAGGCAATTAGAAACATTGTTTAGAGCTACAGGAAAAAGCGTTGATGATTTTACAGGAGCATTAGGAAATCGTCTTGTGAATGCAATTAAAAGTGGAACAGCTACAAGTCGCCAGTTAGAGCAAGCAATTGGAATTATAGGACGAGAAGCATTAGGTACAGAAGCTGATATTGAGAAATTACAACGGGCGTTACGATCTGTGGATGCTGGTAATTCAATACAACAAGTACGAAACGAATTGCGAGATTTACAACAAGAAGCCCAAAGAACGCAAAGAGAATTTCGAGAATTAGATATAGGCTTAGAAAACGTACTTGGTGCAATGGTAGCTGGTGGTGGAATTGCCGGGACAATCGAAAAAGCACTTGATATGTCTAAGTTAAAAACAAAGATTGATATTACTTTTGATGTACCCGAGTCCTCCAAAAAGTCAGTAGAAGAAGCTATTAGAGGTGTCACTACTTATGGCGTTGATGCTGAAGCATCTTTAGAGGGCGTGCGCAGGCAATGGGCTTTAAATAAAAATATTAGCGATGAAGCTAACGCATCTATAGTAAAAGGGGCAGTGGTAATTGCAACATCTTATGAAGGTATAGATTTTACAGAGTTAATCCAAGAAACATATGAAATAGGAAATGAATTAGGGATAACTCAAGATAGTGCCCTTGGCATGGTTGATGCATTGTTAAAAATGGGATTTCCGCCAGAACAACTAGATATCATTGCCGAATACGGAAGTCAGCTGACTCGTGCAGGTTTTAAAGCTGAAGAAGTCCAAGCGATTATGGAAGCAGGCGTGGAAACAGGTAGTTGGAATTAGATTATAGTTCCCTTGTATGGTGACATACAATGAAAAACTCCTTTAATTCAGTGAAACTCTCAAATGAGACAATACTGAGCGAAGCCTTTTAATTAAGGAACGTGCAACGACTAGTCGAAAGACGTAGGGTGTAAGCAAATGGCACTCGAAATGGGGAGCAACTCAAGTAGTTGAAGATATAGTCTAATCTATGCGGTGACGTATAGCAGTTCATAAGAGAACGGGCGTGACGTTGCGAATCACGTTGAATATAAATGATTGATAATCTCTTAGATGGGCTTAAAGAAGGAAGGATTCAATTAACTGAATTTGCTCAAGGTGCGGATAAGGCTTTGAAAGAAGCGCTAGAGGGTTCTGGTATTGCCACAGAACAAATAGAAAAGTGGGGTGCAGCTGTCGCTAAAGGTGGAAGTGATGGTTCGAAAGCTATGGTAGAAGTAGCTAAAGCAATTGAAGGGATAGAAGATCCAGTAAAAAGAAATCAAGTGGGGGTTAAAGTTCTAGCCACTATGTTTGAAGATCAAGGACAAAATTTAACTAACACTTTAATAAGTGCTTCAGAAAAAACCGTAGACTTCCAGAAGAATCAGGATAAATTGAATGAATCTATTAAAAAAATGGATGCAAGTCCAGCCGTTAAATTTCAAAAAGCAATGGGTGATTTACAGATGGCGCTGAAACCGGTTCTTGGAGTTGTAGCAGATCTAGTCTCTAAATTTGCGGAATGGATTTCTAATAATCCAGAATTAGCAGCGACATTAGCAGCTATTGGGGTAGCTATTGGTGTGATTTCTGGTGCGATTATGGCACTTGCGCCTATAGTTGTGACGGTCATGAGTATCTTTGGGGTCGGAGCAGCTATAGCGGCTAGTATTGTTGCAGCTATTCCCCTTATCGTAGCTGCTATAGCTGCCATAGGTATTGCAATTTATAAAAACTGGGACGATATCAAAAATTGGACAATAGAAACCTGGAATTCTATTAAAGAATATTTGATAGAGCTTTGGGACGGTATCGTTCAATCATCTAGTGAAGCATGGAATTCATTTTTAGAAACAATGCATTCATTCTTTGATCCAATAGGTCAGTTTTTTAGCGATTTATGGACAGGAATAGGCGAGATATGTAGTAGTACCTGGAATTCTATTGTCGAATTTTTCTCAGGAGCTTGGGCTTCATTCACTGAAATGATGCATAGTTCCTTTGATCCGATAGGCGAATTCTTTAGTAACTTATGGTCCGGAATTGTGGAAACAGCGTCTTCCTGGTGGACTTCTTTAGTTACAACAGCTTCTGAACTGTGGGGAACACTCGTACAAGCTTGGCAAGACACTTGGAATACCATTGTTACCGTTTTAGATCCAATCATTTCATTTATCGCAACAGTTTTAGAAGCAGGTTGGCTACTTATTCAAGCAGGAGCGCAAATCGCCTGGGCAGCTATAAGCCAATATATTATTCAACCAATTCAAGAAGCTTACAATTGGATGAATACAACAATCAGTGAAATGGTTACTTGGCTTGGTACACAATGGGAAATTGCAAAAGCTGTGGCACAAGTAGCCTGGGGATTATTTAAGCAATATATCATTCAACCAGTCGTAGACACTTGGAACTTAGTAAAAGAAAAGTTCAGCGACTTAGTTTCGTGGCTAAATTCACAATGGGAGACAGTAAAATCATATACATCAGCAGCATGGAATCTGATAAAACAGTATGTTATCCAGCCAGTGCAAGAATTGTGGAATGCAACAAAAGAAAAGTTGAATGATTTAGCTAATTGGATATTGGGAAATTGGGCGAAAATCCAATCTTATACACTTGCAGCATGGCAGTTAGTTTATAAATATGTTATTGATCCGGTTATTTCAGCCTATAATTCTACGAAAGAAAAATTCGGCGAAATGTATAACAGTGCGAAAGAAAAATTTGATGCTATAAAAAATGCAGCACAAGAAAAATTCGATGCGGCTAAACGTAACATCATTGATCCAATCAAAGAAGCGGTTGGTAAGGTAGAAGAATTTATCGGGAAGATTAAGGGATTCTTTAGTGATTTAAAATTAAAAATCCCCAAACCTGAAATGCCACCAATGCCACACTTTAGCTTAGAAACTAGTACAAAAAATGTTTTAGGTAAAGACATTACTTATCCGTCAGGAATTGGCGTGAAATGGAATGCAAAAGGTGGTATTTTTACTCGTCCAACTATTTTCGGAATGAATGGTGGACAACTTCAAGGTGCTGGAGAAGCGGGACGAGAAGCGGTGCTTCCCCTTAATAAGAAGACACTTGGAGATATTGGTGCAGGCATCGTAGCAGCCATGCCACGACAACAATTTGCTATGCCAGGCGAAATAAATCAATTAATGGGTGACATGAGCCGTATGATGGCTAGTTCTGTGAACCAATTATCAGGATTAAAGACTGTCATGAGTGGTGTGTATGGAAATATGACAAATAGCAAACAGGCTATGACAAGCAGTGTATCAAATCAAGTATTTAATAACTCACTTGGATCATCTGGTGATGGAACAATTCCGATGCTTGGTGGTGATTTGGTTGTTGAGGTTCCTGTTGTTATAGAGGGGCGAGATGTGGCGCGTGGCACGTATCGATATACAACCGAGTACCAGGAAAGAGAAAAACAAAGAGACTCAGCCTTTTAGGTTTGGGTTTCTTTTATTTTATAAAGAAATGAGGTGTCAGCATGAGTTCTTTTACATTTAACAAAATACGTAAAGGCTTTATTCAAATTGCGAAAGGATGGAAAAGACCTACTTGGGCACCATTGAAACGAAATTTTCTAAACGTTCCAGGATATCCAGGCGCAAGATTGTTAAACACACAAACAGAAATTCGCGTTTTATCTATTCCGGTAGGAATTATAGTGCCTGATGGATCTAACTTAGAAAAGCTGAAAGAAGAAATTGCAAGTTGGCTAATAACAGATCAACCAACAGAACTTATTTTTGATGTAGAACCAAATAGAACGTATTTAGCAATTGTGGATGATAGCTTTGATCCGGATGAATTTGTAACACTTGGAATAGGAACAATCAAATTCATTTGTCCAATGCCTTATAAATTAGGACCAATTCGAAATGCAAAAGCAAAACTAGAACCAAATAATATTATTAAAATGGATGCTTTGAATGAGGGAAGTGTATTTTCAGAACCGAAATTCAAGATACAGGTAGAGAATCCGTCCACATTCATCGATATTATAAATAAAAATGGAGGTCAACATTTTCGTATAGGGTATCCAGTTAAGATAGATGAAACGCCAATAAGTCGGTATGAATTGGTTATGCATGATAACGCGAATTCTCTAGTGGGTTGGACGGAAGTGGGAAAAGATTTTGTTTCAGATTATGGAATCGTAGCAGGGAAAATGATAGCGGATGGCGCACGCATCATGCCATCTGATTACGGTCAAGGGCAATTTTGGCACGGACCAGCAGTGAAAAGAAGTATTACAGGTGGACCGCTACAAGATTTCACACTTGATGCAATAGTTGAATGTCGAAACTTAAACCCTGCAACTATGGGACGTGTAGAACTTTATTTATTAGATGAAAACAGTGTTGTAGTTGGAAAAGTAGGTATGTTTGATGCATATAGAAATTCTAGCGAGAATTTCGGTGAGGTTATGGCAGGAAACGGTGACTACAATCATCTGATTATAGCAGAAACGGGTTATTATCGTACAACTTGGAATGACTTTTATGGTCGTCTACATATTGCGCGAGTAGGGAACTATTGGCAAGGTGATATTGCTTTAATCGATGAAAATGGAAATTACCATACAGAAAAATTTGCCCAATGGTGGGATACGGGCAATAGCTTTATGAAAAAGGTAGCTCAAATTGTTGTTCATATATGCTCGTTTAATGATGCACCATCATTAATTGCAGCTGTACACGATATTAAAGTACAAAAAGTGAATAGCAATACAGAACGTCAAATCCCCTACATTGTTCAAAAAGGAGACGTTGTAGAAATTGATTCATCGGATGCGAGTATTCGTATTAACGGAGCAGATGCGATAAATATAAAGGATTTTATGAGTGACTATATACGTATTGAAAAAGGAAAGAACGAAATCGAAATATCCCCAAACAACATTGGACAGGTAGATGTCACATACAGGGAGCGTTACAGATGAGTAAAACAAATAATCTATTACGCATTGTGGATTTTAAAACAGAACAAATCATAGGTGTTATCAAAGAACAGGATTATTGGGATGATTTACGCCAATGGGAGCTTAAAGATAACAAAGATAAATTTGAGTTCACAACAGCTGATGGTACAAAGATAGCGGCATCACTTATACAACAGAACCTTGTCGTTAAACAAACTCGTGACGGTACTTTTGTTTCATACATTATTACAGAAGTAGAACAAGATTCAACAGGTCGTCCAAAAAAGATTTATGCACTTGGTGAACATACAAAGCTAAAGAAAGCGACTGTGATTAAACCACAAACTTTACAAGCTACTACAGTCAATGAATCTACGGACTTTGCTTTACAAGGTACAGAGTGGAAACGTGGGATTACTGAGTTTGTTGGTATGCGTACCATTCATATTAAGGATTTTACAAATCCCCTTGATCTCTTAAAACAAATCGCATCTACGTTTGAACTTGAGATTCGTTTTAGAACAGAAATAATGGGATCTTTTATTGTCGGTCGGTATGTAGATTTAATAAAAAAAGTAGGACGTGACAACGGAAAAGAATTCTTGTTAGGAAAAGATGTACAAGGCATCCGGCGTATTGAGAATAGCCAGAATGTAATAACCGCTCTTGTAGGTGTTGGGCCATCTAAAGAAAATCCTAATACTGGGAAAGAAGAATTTTTGACATTTGAAGATATCAACGGTGGTAAATTGTACGTAAGTAACAATGATGCGTTACAACGCTGGTCGAAAGATGGTAAGCATTTATTTGATATTTATTCACCGCAAACAGAAAATCAAGATATGACGAAGCAACGACTTAAACAATTAACAGAAGCAGAATTAAAGAAACGAATTAATAGTTCTACTTTATATGAAGTAAATGCAGTAGCACTTGAAGAAGTGTTTGGTTTATCTCATGAAGCGGTTCATAAAGGCGATACGGTACGAATAAAAGATACAGATTTTAGTCCGCCGCTTTTCTTAGAAGCTAGGTTAATAGCAGCTGATGAATGTGGCACTGATCCATCGAAAGATAAATATATCTTTGGTGACTATCGTGAAATTGCAGATACACGAAGCCTTATCGATAGGTTATACGCACAAATCATGGGTAACTTATCAAATAAAGCATCTAAAGAATTACTAGATATGTTAGATAAAAAACTTCAAGAAAACGTTAAAGAAACAGAAGTCATTCGAAAAGAGTCGGAAGCAGCAAAGAAAATCGCTGAACAAGTGGCTGAAAACTTGAAGAATAATACCGTTGATATTATTGAAGGCGTAAATCCACCAACAGCAAACTTAAAGGATAGAAAAACTTTGTGGCAAGATATCAGCAAAGGTAAGCCTGGTATTCTGAAATTGTGGAAGGGTGGTAAATGGGATCCTGTTGTTCCTGATGTGGAATCCGTTAAGAAAGAAACGTTGGAACAAGTGAGCAAAGATATAGAGTCTACAAAAAGCGAATTAAATCAAAAGGTTCAAACTGTAGAAAATAAAGCGAAAGGCATAGCTGAGCAAATAGTTGATGTTCAAAAACAAGTTAATGACAAAGTAGATCAGACATGGATTAATGCCCAATTAAAGGATAAGGCTGATAAATCCGGTGTTTTCACAAAAGATGAAATTAAAGATGGTTTTATTGGGAAACAAATATATGAAACTGACAAGCAAGGAAACGTTAAGAAGTTCCAAGAAATTAGTACATCATTTGAACAAACAAATGAAGCTATTAAATCAAAGGCAGAGAAACAAGGCGTTATTGATTTAGGTAATAATCTAACACAGGTTTCAAAAACTGCTAATGAAGCGAAACAAACTGCTGATGGTAATACACGTACCATTTCGCAAGTGGATTCTAAAGTAAACCAAACAGCTACAGACTTTACCAAAAAGACAACAGCAATAGAAGAAACGGTTAATGGGGTTTCAACAAGAGTTACCAATATACAAACTGAACAAGGCAAGATCAGTGAGCGTATTACTAAATCCGAGCAAACCGCAGATGGATTTAAAACTTCTATTGAATCGCTAACTAAAAAAGATACTGATATCAGCAATAAATTAAATACAGTTGAGCAAACTGTGGACGGCACAAAAAAGACGATATCTGATGTGCAACAAACTGCAAATGATCTGAAGAAAACAACAACTGAAATTAAAGAACAAGCCGGAAAGATTAATGAGAAGTTAACAAGCGTAGAAAAGAAATTTGATGAGCAAGAAATAGGAGTGCGTAATTTAATATCAGACACGCAATATTGGGAAACAACACAAGTAGCTTCAAATTCGGCATATGGAATATTTAAAAATAACTTAAATTCATTGTTTAGTACTTTAGTTGAGCAAACCGTAACCTTCAGTTTCGACGTGAAAATTATCACGAATGATAACACTGAGGGAAGGATTCAATTTTATGGTTCTAATGGCTCTCCAAAATATACTTTCCCTCAAAAAGTATTAACAGGCATAAATAAAGATTTCCAACGGGTTACTTACACAACTAAAATTCAAGAGATTCCTAGTAACAATGGACAAGCAAGATTGGAATTTTTGGGGATAGATGCTAAAACAACTAAAATCATTATTCAAAACTTTAAACTTGAAAAGGGGAACAAAGCCACAGGATGGACACCAGCCCCAGAAGACCAAGTAACAAATGATGAATTCACCAAGAGAACAACTGAGATTGAAAAAAGTGTGGAAGGCGTTAAAACTACTGTATCAAATGTTCAAAACAGTCAAGTTGGATTTGAAAAGCGTATGAGTAATGTGGAACAAACAGCAAGCGGTCTTTCTACTTCAGTTAACCAATTGACGCAAACACAAACTACACAAGGAAAACAGATTACTGATGCTAACACAAAGATAGAGCAGCAAGCACAAGCAATTAAGGCTAAAGTAGAAATTAAGCAAGTAGAAGACTACGTTGGCGGTTTTCGAATTCCTGAGTTGAAGAATACTGTTACAAAAAATGTTCAAGATTTAATGGGAGAAATATCTAAAAAAGTAGCTACGCAAGATTACAACAAGAAAACGACTGAATTAGAGCGTCTTATTTCTGCGAATGCGCAGGGGATTAGTCTTGCTGCAATCAAAACAGAAGTATATACGAAAGTACAGGCTGACGGAAAATATGCGGATAAAGCGTATGTAGAAAAACAAGTAGGACGTATTGACGTAACTGAAAAAGCGATTACTAGTACCGTCCAAAAAGGCAATATTATCTCGGCTATTAACCAAACAGCCGAACAGATTCAAATCGATGTTGGTAAGTTGAAGATCAACGCGGATACAATCGTACAATGGCTAACCGCAAAAGGAATAGATGCCGATGTCATTAAAATCAGTGGTGATAAAGTAACAATTGATAAAAATGGTATTACAGCAAAAATGGCTGACTTCTTTTTTGAAGATGAGCGTGGGCAGAAATTTTCAGTAACACCAAGGAAGAATCTCATTCCAGATCATGACTTTTCACACATTTCTTTTAATAATTATTTTTTGAAGATCGAATACAGTCCTACATGGACAATTATGTCTAATCCATATATTGAGAAACCAGTGGTTAACAATTATGAGCCAATGGTTAATCCGATGCGGATAGATTTGTCAAATTGGATTCGATTTACATTATTTGAAGGGGTAAAACCAGGTAAGAAATACACATTGTCGGCTCATTTCAGAGCAACTACCAATGATAATTGTGTAAACATTACAAACAAGCCAATCATGAGAGCGGTATTCGGTAAATATAACGGTGACACTCCGGTGGAGCTTGGACGAGCATCAAAAACTTACGATGCACCAAGCATTCAAACGGGGAAAATAGTAAGATACGCTTTAACCTTCATTGTGCCGAGTAACTATGTAGAAGGAAATGGTTATGTTTATATTGATTTATTTGGCGAGGGGCTCTTAAATAATATGCAAGCAATTGCTGTATCAGGTGTTCAGTTAATGGAAGGTGACGTTCCTTCCGTTTATAACTGGGATACAACACATGGACAACTCGTAAACGGAACACTGCCTTTTTCTACAATTGCACTTGGTACAAAAGATAATGTTATTTATCACAATCATGTGAACAAATGGAACTATATGAATGCGCCGCTTGAAATCATAAGCAATGGTGAAATGATGGCACTCGTTGGAACTGATCGTGCAGGACTCAGTTTTTATCCCCGTGGTGGTGGAGAACGTAGAAGTTACATCGGTCACATTTATAACAATGAGAATAGATTCCGAATTGAATCAAAAGATCCAATTGCGACAACACAGTCGATTGAATGTAATGGGATTAATGTAGGTGGTGGGTACTTTGGTTTTAATGCAGGTTCTATTCATTATACAAATGGTAGCTTAGGTACAGGATGGTATTTCCATGATGGCAGATGGAATTATGTTAATTTCACAAATATGACTTCTAGAACATAGAGAGGAAGAGGAGTATGAATCCAGATAAGTTTATGCGTCCAATGCCACCTAATGAACAGTCACCATTCTTGGGTAGAGTAGTTGATTTGAAGAAAGGTGAAAATCAGGTCACGGTTAGCATTCCAAACGATATGCTAGAATTTTGCGGTATCAAGGAAGATACAAAAGTTGAAGTTTGGGGACTTCCTGATGGTACGCTGAGTATGCGCATTGCTACTGCATGTGACTTATGTAATAAGGGTGGTAGAGTTTACGAGATTGAGCTTTTCGGTAAAGTAAGTCTTATCTGTGCAGACGATTATTTAAAGTTAACTGGAAAGAGCCCGGCGGCTTCTGATGAAGTGATAATTGAACATGTGGAAGAAGTAGAAAATAGAATGATAGAAGGAGCATTATCTGCAGATCAGTATTAACTAAATACATGTAAACAAGTAGGGCAGCCATGAGCTGTTTTTAATTTGAATAAAATAAGGCTTTTATAACGTAGAGGGGCGATTTCGCTGCTCTTTTTATTTTGAAACGGGGTGATTGCGGTGGAAGGATTACAAGAAGTAAGAAGTGATGTTCAAGAAATAAAGCAAGATATCAAGGACATTCGATTAGAAATTAAAAGTTTAGAAATTCGGACGACAGGTAACGAAAAAGACATTATTAATATCACTAAACAGTTAGATAAGATCGGCGCCAATACTACCTGGATATTACGACTTATTGTGGGCGGAATTATTTTGGCAGCTCTTAATTTCTTCTTGAAAGGAGGTGGTATGTAATGTTTGAAATTACTGTAATGATTGGCATTGTAGTAGGTCTTTCACAAATTGGGAAAACAATTGGATTACAAACAAAATATGTTCCGTTATTGAATTTAACGCTTGGCATTGTGCTAGGCGTTTTATTTTTGGACGGAGATATCAAAACAAATGTATTTCAAGGAATCATCATTGGACTGTCAGCAAGTGGATTATTTGACCACACAAAAATTATGAAAAAGGATGTTGATGCTAAATGAAAAAGACAATAAAACATATTACCTCGTTCCTTACGATTCTAGTACTTGCTGGTTCTTTTGCTACAAGTGCTTTTGCTGATAGAACGCTTATTATTCCTGATTTACCTAAACAACCATACCGTTATGGCGTGGGTGCATATGAGGGCGTTGTAGCTCATTCTACAGCAACTCCAGAAGCTCCAGCTATTAACATTCAAAAATATGAGTCTCGTACATGGAGAAATGCATTTGTTCACTATGCAGTCGATTGGGACGAAACAATCCAAATCGCTGATACAAAGTACATTGCTTATGGCGGTGGACCTGCAGCGAATAAGCGCTTTGTACATGTAGAGTTATGCGAAACAGCGGAATATGCAAAATTTAAGCGTTCTTATGAAAAGTATGTAAAACTTCTAGCGAAAATTTTGAAAGATAACAAGATATCTGTAGAAAAAGGATTATGGACACATAGCGATGTAACGCATCACCTTGGCGGTACAGATCATGAAGATCCAATTGACTACTTAACTTAAAGTCTCACGGTGTTTCAGAAGCTCAATTTAGAGCAGATGTGCAACGCGCATATAATAATGCTAATGTAGATGTTTCTGTACCGGACAAGCCATCTAAACCAGCAGAAGTACTGACAGCAGTAACAGACGGTATCGCCTATATTGAAGGTTACAACGTCAACTTACGTAAAGGACCAGGTACAAGCTATTCTAAGATTCGTCAACTAAACAAACCAGAATCTTATATTGTGTGGGCGGAAAAGGATGGTTGGTTAAATCTCGGTGGAGATCAGTGGATTAAGAACGATTCATCTTATGTGAAGTTTAACAAGAAAAGCACAGTAGATTCTTCTATTGTTGGAAAGCGTGTTGTTTCAAAAGTTAACAACCTACGTTTCTATGATGCTCCATCTTGGCAGGATAAAGACGTGGCTGGTTCTGTAGATGCAGATTTAGGATTTACGATTGATGCGAAGGTAAGTGTAAATGGATCACCACAATATAAAGTTCATAATTCAAAAGGATTAACTTTTTATATTACCACTAGTGGAGAATATGTAAATGTGAAGTGAAAAAAAGAAGGGACCATTTGTAATACTTAGGTCCCTTTTTCTTATAATATTTTTTACTTAATTATAACAAAGAATATTAAAGTCCCATTTTGTAATACGCATTATGAAGCATGCTTATAACTTCCGCTCTTGTCGCAAAATCACTGCCACGACTTCCATCGTATATACCATACTGCTTACCGTATTTTTGTACATATGAAAATCCGTTACGATATAAACTTGAAATTCCAGTTGCTTGCAGCATCATGGCAGCACATTCATCACGAGTAATCCAGTTAGTTCCGCGCGTACCATCTGAGATCTGCATGTTTTTCACATAACGTTGTGCATAATCATAAGTGTATGCATCACCTGCGCGCTTTTTAGCACGAGTAATTATTAACCACGTATCTTGTCGAGTCGCTAGACTATCGCGCATATCAGAAGTGATATAACCTCTCCCCATAGCCCAACTCATTTGGTTGTCTGCCCAATGTGCAGATGCTTCTTTTGGAGCAAATGTTGCGAAGCCTACTGATAGCGTAACAGCTGCAGCAGCAACAACCATAATTCTTTTAATTTTTTGTAACAT